AGAAAAACTATTTATAGAACTAGAAAGGAAAAGAATAGATGAGTGGTTTACAAAACATGAGAGACACTACTAATAAATTTTACGAAAAGATAGAAGGTGAATATATTCTAGACTTACAGGGGATAGAAACACATTGCAAAGTTAATTCAGATAGGTATGACGAGATGTATAATAAGCCTACTATCTCTTATCATTTTGAGTTTCAGAATTACAAACTAAAAGATTTAGGAGATGATGACAATCATACATACGAGCCTATGAAAGTTTGTCCAACTAGTGGTGTAAAGATAGTTAACTTTCAAAGACTTCCCGAATACAGATTGCCTATCAGTAAAACAGGATATAAGTCTCATTTTTCTGGATTTATAGATATGGAAAGCATACAACACAAAAATACAGATGATATAGTTGTAGAGGTAAGTAAGTGGCTTATGATAGACGCAGGACATAAAAGAAAGAAATATTTCTGCACGAAAAGATTTGCAGATGTTCCTATTGTCAGTATAATAAAACGAATATGAAATATGTTTTAATTTTATTAATTATAATCAGTGGATGTACTAAAAATTTTAAAACCAACTACGGATCAAATACTGAAATAGTTGTAGAAGAACTAGAACCAATTAAAAAAGACAGTGATACATCTAGATTAGAGGAAATAAAATTAGAAATGCAAGAAAGGTTAAATAAATTAAAAAATGAATAGATACTATATACAAAGAATAAGCAAAGAAACTTGTGACGATATACTATTAAAGTACGACACTAATACCAAAGAGGACATAATTATAGTCAGAATGTATGATGAACCTTTTGATTTAAAAGTAAAACACAGGGTAGCTATGAGTAGTGAAGAGTTTGAAAACTTTAAAAAACTTGTAAATGGAAGTGGTGAGTTTAAAGATATCCTTGATATAATTGTCAGAAAAAAAGAAGCTGAACAATTAGATAAATTAGCAGAAGAAAACAATCAGTAATCTAACATATGTTAGAAAAGAGGGAGGCATTGATGCCTGAAACCAATGGTAATGTCCGTAAGTATTTATTAAAGTCTTTACTTCAAAAAAAATTTTACGATAAATTTCAAAAATATAATTTAGGAGATGTTTATAATCACAGTATTTATAAATGTATAGACTTAATTTATAAGAATGATAAAGACTTAGATTCAATATCTACAGAATATCTAGCTGATTTTTACGATAAACAATACGGTTCTCGTATGGGATTCAGTCAATTAAGTGGTGATAAAAATATTATATTTGGTTTAGACAAAGTAAAACAACCTAATGAAAAGACTGTAGATTACATTTTAAATATTACACACAAACAAAAGAAAGCAGAAGAACTTACTAAGAAAAGTTTTGCCTTGGTCAATAATCCTGATAAATATGACTTTTCTGAGATTAAAAACTTTGTACAAAATATAGGGGGAGTGCAAAAAGAATATGAAAGTAAGATGGAAAGAATTGACATTGATCCTTTACAATTAATAGAAGATGAAGAGAAGTTTGGTAATTTAAAATTCAATATAAAAAGATTACAAGATGCAACACATGGAGTTGGTGGTGGTAATTTTGTAGTAGTGTTTGCTAGGCCCGAAGCAGGAAAGTCAGCTTTTTGGATTAGTTTAGTTGCAAATAAAAATGGTTTTGCAGAACAAGGAAAAAAATGTCATGCGTTTATAAATGAAGAACCTGCAAAGAAAACTTATGTGAGATTAATATCTTGTTGGACAGGGATAGTTAGAGATTTAGTTAAAGAAAAAATAGATGAAGTTAGAAAAGAATGGAATATGATTAAAGATAATATTTTTGTCTATGATTCTGTAGATGTAACTATGGAAGATTTAAATAACTATTGTGAAGAGAATGAAGTTGATGTAATAATTATAGATCAATTAGATAAGATTAATATTCGTGGAAGCTACAATGCTCAACACGAAAAATTAAAAGAAATATATAAACAAGCAAGAGAAATAGCAAAGAGAACCAATGTGTTAGTAATAGGTATTAGTCAAGCAGGTGCAGAGGCACACAATCAACAAAGGATAGATTTTAATTGGTTAGATAATTCTAAGACAGGCAAGGCAGGTGAAGCAGATTTAATTATTGGCATTGGCAAACCTAGAGATTCAGATAAAGATTATGATAGGTGGTTATACTTATCTAAAAATAAATTAACAGGGGAACATATTGATATTGAGTGTTCACTAAATCATACACTATCGAGGTACGAATGATAACAACACTAGACGTAGAAACCACATATCAAGAGGGAGATCCAAGTCCTTATAATGATAAAAATAAATTAGTATCTGTCGGTATTAATAAAGAATATTATTTTTTTAATCATAAAGATAATTCTAACGGACACGATAATTTTAATAAGGTACAAAAAATTCTTGATGAATCTACTTTAGTTATTGGACATAATTTAAAGTTTGATTTGAGTTGGATGTATTGGGAAGGTTGGAAATACAATGGCGATATCTACGATACAATGCTCGGTGAATATATAATTAGAAGAGGTCAAAAGGTAGATGAACATAATAAATTAATATCTTTATCTTTAAAAGAATCTTGTAAAAGAAGAGGTCTAGGGGTTAAGTCAGATATATTTAAAGCATATACGGATGATGGATTTGGTATTGACGAGATACCTATGGAAAAATTAGAAGAGTATGGTCGAGTTGATGTAGATATAACTTACAAACTATATCAATCACAAATACAAGACTACCAAAGACAACATAATAAAAAATTAATACCCACAAGAAATATGATGAATCAATTTCTAAGAGTTATAATTGACATGGAGATGAATGGTAACTGTATTAATATAGATAATTTATCTGATATAGAAAAACATTTAACAGAGGAACATTATAAATTAAAAACTGAAATATCTAAAACCATACAAGAAGTTATGGGTGATACTAAAATAAATATATCTTCAGGTGAGGATTTATCAAAAGTTATTTATTCAAGAACTGTACATGACAAAGATATATGGGCCAAACTTTTTAATATTGGAATAGATAAATATTCAGGCAGAGCAAAGAAAAAACCTTATATGACAGACCCCCAATTTAGAGGGATAGTAGAAAAATACACAGACCTAGCATATAAAACAATAGCTAATGATTGTCCTGTATGTGAAGGCGTGGGTTTAGTAAGAAATATTAAAGTAGATGGAACTCCTTATAAATCAATGAATAAATGTAAAAATTGTAAAGGGGAAGGTAAATTATATGTAGAAACAGATGCAATAGCAGGATTTAGGTATAAGCCTTACTCTTATAAAGATACTTGTGATGGTGGATTTAAAACAGATAAGTTTACTTTAGAAAGAATAAGTGTGTTTGGTCGTGGCAAAATAAAAGAGTTTGTAGATTCACTAATGAAATTTAGTGCCAATGAAAAATTATTAAATACTTTTGTTTCTGCACTTAAAAATAATGTCAGATCAAGTGGAATACTTCATCCTTCTTTTCATCAAGTAAGAACTGCCACGGGAAGATTATCTAGTTCAGATCCAAATTTTCAAAACTTACCAAGAGACGGAGGTATAAAAAAAGTTATTATATCTAGATTTAAAGATGGTAAAATATTTGAGGTAGATTTTGCACAATTAGAATTTAGAACTGCAGTATTTCTAGCACAAGATAAACAAGGAATGGAAGACATTGCTAATGGTGTAGATGTCCATCAATTTACTGCAGATGTTATTGGATGTTCTAGACAAGAAGCTAAAGCACATACATTTAAACCTTTGTATGGGGGTATCATGGGTAATCAAAATGAAAAAAAATATTATAAAAAATTTTTAGAAAAGTATAAAGACATAGCTTCTTGGCACAAGAACTTAGAAGAAAGAGCAATAAAATATAAACTTATATCTATACCAAGTGGTAGAGAATACCATTTTCCAAATGCTTACAGAACAACGTGGGGGAGTTGTAGTCATTCAACTATAGTAAAAAATTATCCTGTTCAAGGTTTTGCTACTGCTGATATAGTTCCTTTAGCTTGTATAAATATATGGTCGCTGATGAAAGAAAGAGATGTTAAAAGTTTAATAATTAATACTGTACATGATTCTGTAGTGATAGATGTATATCCTGGGGAAGAAGAAGCAATCGAATCAATAATAAAAACAGGGTGTAGTAGAGTAAAAGATTCTTTACTACAACAATATGATTGTGATTTTAATGTACCTTTAGATGTAGAAATTAAGAAAGGCCCTAACTGGCTTGACTTAAATGTGGCGTAATATAGAATTAACTAAATAGGAGACAAATATGTCAAACGAAATAACGAACTTAGATAACTTATCTTCAGACAAGATTATGAGTTTTATTGGGCAAGATGCTTCAGTAGATCCTAAACTTGCTAAATTATCTATTAACAAACAATCTGAAGATGATGCAGGTAACAAGCTACAAGTAGGAACTTTTAGACTTGATGGTACAACTGCAGGTACTATAATTGGAAAACCAATATTATTTAGACCTTTACTTACGACTTATCAATACAAAAAGTATGATGAGGACAGCGAAGAAAACAACTACAAATCTGTAATGTTTACATCATGGACAGACCCGATTCCTGATACAAACGGAACACAGAAATGTGGTAGTATTCCAAAAGCAGATAGAGATAAACTAGATCCCATTGAAAAGTTAGAGCAAAATAAGATTACTTGCTACAAACATACTTGGGGATTAGCTACCATGAAAGGCGTATCACCTGAAGGTAAAGAACTATCTGTAACTGATGAACCCGTCTTATATACTGCAAGAGGCACAAACTTTTTGCCTATCGTAGAAGTATTGCGTAGTCTAAGTAAACGTGGGAAGATAATGTATAATAGTATTATTGAGTTCTATGATACAGAAAAGCAGACTAAAGGCTCTAATACTTGGTATATTGGAAAGATAAAAGACACTTTCAAACATGCTGATTTCACAGATCAAGACAAAGAAACTTTAAAAGGTTTTCTTGAGATTGTTAAAAGTGAAAATGATTATGTATTGTCCGAACACAACGCAAAACACAAAGCGAAAAGTGAGGTATTAGATGATGACATAGTAGCAGAAGTAATGAAAAAGTGATTTTAATATCACATAGACGGCCAATAAATTTATCTAAAAAGATTTACAATCAACTATCTATTTTATTAAAATGTAAATTTATTATTAGGATCTCCCATATTGGCCGTCATACATTTGAAAGGTGTATTTAATTGATAGAACATTTTAAAAAATTTGACACTGATAAAAAAAAGTTACTACCTTTATCGTTTAGTCACTTAAATGAGTTTGCTTTTAATAGAGAAAGATGGGCTTTACGAAGAATATTTGGATATGAATTTCCTACTAGTGCTTCAGCAGAAAGAGGAACTGTTGTTGAATCAGCTTTAAATATGATTATATCTGGTTCAGATTATGAAGTTGCAAAAGCTAAAATGATTTCTGATTTTGAGGTAAAAGTATCAACAATAGATGATCCTAAAAAAGAAGAAGAAAGAGAATACCTAGAACCTTTACTAAAGATAGGAGTGGATTCTTTTCATAAATATGCCTTAAATTGGGACTTGCTAAATTATCAAAAAAAGGTAGAATTAACCATAAAGGATATACCCTTCATAGGCTATACCGACTTTCACTTTGAAGATAAAACTACGAAAGAAGATTTTTACGTTGATCTAAAAACTTCTAAAAGAAAACCCTTTGGCATATCTACTTCTCATGCCATGCAACAAGCTATCTACCAGAGAGCAACTAATGCTAATCAAAAACTTTGGTATTTAATTACTAGAAAATCTGGTAGCGACTTTTATCAATTACAATTAGATGATTATCAAGCTCCAATGAAAATGTGTGAACATATAGTAAGTGTTATGGGAAATTATTTATCTAAAGTGGATTCGTTAGATGATGTTAAGAACTCCTTAATACCCAATCCAGATGATTGGTTTTGGAAAGATGAGCATTTATTAAAAGCTAGGAAAGAAGTGTGGGGTTATTAAGGTGATAAAAAGTGAAGAAAGTAAGAAAGAATGATAGTGGTGTAGTAAAGATATTTATAAAACCATATAGTGAAAACAAATACGCATGTGGCGTAGATGATTCATTTAAAGCAGATACTCCCGAAAAAGAAATGGCTTACATTGTAGCCTTGGGTCTTAAACAAATATCTATTGATGATCCTGATTTAGTTTATGGATTGGGTAAACAGATATTTGATTTAGAAAATCAACAACAAGAAAATAAAATTATAGAACTAGCTGAGTGGAGGAAAAAATTAAATTGAGTAAATTTATAGAACAATATGCACAAGGATTTAACGCAGAAGAAAGGTTTATGAAACTATTGGGCAATCCTTCAAAAGCTGATAGAAATCAAAACATTAAAGAACATTGGGATGTAAAAGGTGTGTTATCTCAAGTAGATGATACTGAAAAAACATTTGATGTTAAGATGATGAAGAAGATAAATAGATCAGATAACTATGTGCAAGACAATATTACATGGATAGAAATTAAAAATGTTAGTGGTAATCCTGGTTGGATAAATGGAAAAGCAGACTATATAGCTTTTGAAAGAGTTGATTGTTGGTTAGTAGTAGATAGAAAACAATTAAATAATTTTGTATCTGATAAACTAGCTAATAAAACTGTTAGTGGAAAAAAGGGAATATATGAAAGATATCAAAGATACGGAAGGCAAGATGAAATAACTCAAGTTCCTTTTGATGATATTATAAACTTAGATAAGTCTTATGTGGTGAAAAAAAATACAGATGAGAATAATTAAGGACCCATTTACAGGAGATTTACTATTGTCTCTAGATTCTTTTGAATCAAAGCAAGTAAAAGATAAAGGATATATAAAGATATCTACTAAAACAAATTTCTTTGGTTATCTAAAAATATTGCATGATGATTTATCTGCAATAATTACAGAGGAACTAAGAAACATACAACTGCATAAGGAGAAACAACAACATGCAAAAATACGAAATAAGTCAAAAACTAATACAAGCAATAGTTAATTTTTTATCCACACTTCCGTGGAATCAAGTTAATCAAATACTAGGATCTATTGCTTCAGAGGTAAAAGATAATGAAGAAAAAAATCTCACAAAAGATAACAAAAAATGATTTTGTATTGTATAATCTAAATGTGTGGTACTGTTCTGAGGATCATAATTTTTATTGGGATGAGGATTGTATTGACGGCCAAGAACTTATTAAAGCATTTAAAGATAAGTACGGGGTACTAAAATACTATGGATTTAAACCTAATGAGAAAGACCCTTGGGAAGGGAAACATATTGAAGAGAATACACTAAGAACACCATTGCCTTTTATTCTGAAGGCACTTACAAAACATTTACAAGAACATACAAATAAAACTTACAAGACAACTCAAGAGTTATTGAATAGGCTTATTGCGTGACTAATCTATTGTAGATTTCTGCAAACGTAGTATCATTCATAGCTTCTTCTTTCCTTCTATTAACTAAACCAGGAATTTGTACTTTTTCTACTCCCGTTTTTGGAGTTGTACCTTTTGTTATTCCTGCTTCGGGAGAAAATAATTCGAATACAAGACTTTCTAAATCAGGGCCTCCTGCTTTTGTTAGTGCAGCATATGCTTTAGGTGCTATACTTTTAAAAACACTATTGTCAGGACTGTCTGGTTCAATCATATTTTTTTCATTAGCTGAGTTGTAAAGTAAAGATATTAAAGATACTTTTTGATTTACTGTAAGGGGAATAGATTTACCATCCTCACTTCTTATTGAGTTTAAATAATTTAACCTAGTTCTAACCTGTCTTCTTAAATCACTTTCTATTTCTTCTTTACTAGAAAAATCTGTTTCTCTTTCACTTCCAAAGCCTACAGTTTTGTTACCTGATACATCATTGTAAGCCCTAGTTACAGGTATTTCTTTAGTTTCCTCATTAGGCTTATAAGTATCTTTGCCTTTTCTTAAAGCCTCTTCTAGTGCAGGATTTTCAGAT